GTTTTCAAACTCGAATACATAATAAGGATTAGATAGTGTTGAGCTTTCTGTAAGCGTCAAAACAATTGTGTTAAGTATATCTTTTTCAATGTATATCATAACTATAATGTTAATCTTAAAAAAAAGTTCACAAAAAAAGGGAAGCTATTAACTCCCCTCTCTTTATTTACAAGGTATTTTTAAATCAATCCACCAATGATAGTAGGGTCAACTTCGTAAGCTAAGTTCTCGTTTTCTGCGATGAATGTAACAGAGTATTTAGAACCGTCTGCTTTTGCTGTTCCTGAACCCTCAGCAGTTGCTGAAAGTTGAGCATAAGGGAAGTACCAATATTTACCGTTAGCATCTTTAACGATTAAAGCTAAGTCTCTTTGTCCCTCTGAAAGGATTTTGATAGCCTTAGATTTTGAAGCCTCACGTCTGTGGAACATCAAAGTAACTGTTGCTGTAACGAAAGAAGAACCGTTTGCGAAATCTACCGCAGTTTCCTCTGTAAAGTTACCTGTGTTACGTCTAAATTCAAATGCTACATAGTCAGAAGATACTACTTGAGCGTCTACCATGTACGAAGCTGAATCGATTGTAGTCGAAGTGATGTTATCCATATCATTGATATAGATAGCAGTGATTCCCCCGATGTTATTATCACACCCTTTTGTGATTGCTGTAAGTGTTGTACAAGACATATTTTTAAAATTTATAAAAAAAGGAGGGAAGAATTAACCGCCCTCCCGTTTTTTAAGTTAATATTTATTCTTATGAGTAAAGAACAATCTCTGTTGGGTTAACGTAAGAGAAACCAACTTTCAAGTTTGCACGTGAACGTAAGTAAGGCTCTGCAACTGTATCAGCTAAGTTAACAGCTTTGATTGCTTTTCCGTCTCCCTCGCCATCGAAAGCGTAAATCATGTTGTTCTTAACAGTAGCAACCATGTGGTTGTTTGGCATACCCTCAGCTACAACAACTTTAATACCTAAGAAAGTCAAAGCTAATGGAGTTGTAATGTATGTTTGAGTGTTACCTGAAGCTGTAGCCAATTCCAAAGCGTTAGCAACATTCGAAGCAACGTATAAACGTAAGTCTGCTTTTTTACGAGAAACTGTTGACGGTAAAGCGTTGATTACTTTTACGATTTCAGCGATAACGTTAGAACTTGTAATTGTAGCTTTTGCTACGTCGATGATTGCTGTATCAGCTTTCATTTTTTTAATGTAACCGTCACACAAAGCCAAAGTATCGTCTTCGCTTGTTGTGTCTCCTTGCCAACGAATCAACTCAACATCTTCGCCGATTTGTTTCGCCATTTCTCCCCAGTAGAAGTTCATGAAAGAAGCTACTGAAAAGTCTCCGTTTGAACCTTGAGCCATTTGCAAAGCTAAGAAAGATTGCTCTAAGTCAAATTGACAAAGTTGAGCCATAGCTGACAATGCACATACGTCGATGTCTACTGCGTCTAATGAATCAGTAGGTGCTGTAAAGTTACAAGTTGATGCTTGTAAGATATTACCAAAAGTAACGTTAGCTAATTTAGTAGCACTTTTAATTCCTGGCAAAGTACGGTAGTTGTCTACTGTATCTTCAGCCAAGTAAGAACGACCGTAAAACTCGTTCGGGTTTGGACACAATAAAGCGTTTGTTTCGATGTCCAAGTCAAATTTTAAATTTCTTTCCATTTTGTTATTTTTTAGAAAATGCGTCTCTGAACGCGTTAAATTTTTCGTGAGCTGATAATTTAGTTTCTTTTAATTCCTCTTCGATAGGCTCAACTTCCACCTCTAAAGAATTTTTTAGTTCTGCAATTACTTGCAACAATTCGTTAACTTTTTCGTCTAACAAAGGTGTAACGATAGCAAGGATAGCCTCAGCATCTGCTGTTGGGTCGACTGCCATTTCAACTTCTTCAGTTGCGACTTCTTCCTCAACAACTTCCTCCGTTGCCATTTCTACATCTTCTGTTACTTCTTCTTCGACTACTTCAGTTTCCATTACAACCTCTTCGGTTGGTGCATCTAATACTTCGATAACTTCTCCGCCTTTTACAACGTAGATTTTACCCTCGATTAGGTGCTCTCCATCTGGTAACTTCATACTATATTGATTATTTAATTCCGTCTTTTGTTCGTTCAATTTCATACCTAAGAAACCCTCAATCGAAAATCCTACTTGGTTACTCTTTACAAGTTCGTTGTAGTAATCTTCGTCTGTTACCTGAGCGGTTAACATCAAAGTACCTTTTGGTACGTCAATTCCGTACGCTTTTGCTTTGTCGTTTTTAGGGTCTTGAACTATCCACGCTTCTAACACATAAGCAGGGACTTTATTTTCCGCATCATGCTCAATGTTAAAAATATCTTTGTTAGATAAATTTGACATAAACTTAGCGTGTATCTTTTCAATCTCTTCGGCCGTAAATGAAACATAGTACTCTTCGCCCTCGTCATTTCTATAAATCTCCATAGGAATCATAGCAGGTGCAACGATACGCATTTTAACCTCGTCAGCGAAATACATTTGTTCATGTGAATTGAACGCTACTCCTTTAACTTTAACCGCAGGACGTGACGTAAAAGCAATCATTTCGATTCCTAAGTCCTCGCCCTCGCTATATTCAGGGTCAATAGTAATTTTGTAAGTAGGCAATTTATCCATACTTATTATGTAGATATAAAATTATTTGTTCAAAAATTGTATATTTGTTAAAAAATTAGTATATGGTAACAATTGGAAAAAATGAAATCCCTAACAAGTCAACTGAGTTGAGCGTTAAGCAATTTACAAAAGTCAATGAAATTTTAAGAAGTGAAAACGAACCTATTGAAAAATGGTATCAAGTTTTTACGTACTTAGGTGCGGACGAAAGCGACATTAACGACTTAGAATTTGACGAGTTCAAAGAGGTCGTTCGTCTTTTTAACGATAGCGAAAGTAAGGACTTAGAAATTCAGCGCACTATCGAGATTGACGGATACACTTACGAAGCATACAAAGAAGAGTTTAAGGTTTCTGTAAAAGACTTAAAAGCAATTGAAAAATTAATAGCTAAGAATCCTAACTCTTATATTGCTGAAATGGTTGCAGTGTTGTATAAGCGTACCGACTTAACAGAAAAAGAACATTACGAACCTGCACACATCAAACACAAAACTACTTTGTTCGCTGACCAAAAGGCATCGTTTGCTTTACCTATCATTTGGCACGTTGCTAAGAAGATGACGAATGAAATAGAAAAAGCTGAAGATGAAAGCGTGGCATAACGTAACAGTCGAAACATTCATGGAGTTAAGGGGGTTGGAAACAATCCCTTTTGATTCTCCATTTGATTTGGAACTTGAAAGGCTGTCAATCTTAACCGATACCGACATCGAAGAGTTGCAAAATTTAGACCTATCCGAGTTTAGTAAGTTAACAAAGGAGTATGCTTGGGTAAAATCCGCACCTGCAAAGAACTTTAAACAAGAAATAAACGGGTTTCACTTCAAAGAATGGTACACACTCGGGGAGTTTATAGACTTAAACCATCTATTTGAAAACGAAGCACAAAACTTTGACAAGATTTTAAGCATTTTATTCCGAGTTTTTAAGCAAGACGAATGGGGCAACCGTGTTTTTGAGCCTTTACAGTTTGACTTAGAACAACGCAAACACGAATTTAAAGACGTTCTAATCAATGATTGCTTTGGTGGTGTGGTTTTCTTTGTTGAGTTTAGGGATAACTTCTTAAAAGTGTACGAAAATCTATTTAATCCTGTTGTTGAAAGTGATGAATTAGAAGAGAATGACTTAGATGCTGAAGATATAAAAGCCGAAGAAGAAGAAAAGAAACTATCTAAGTTTAGTTGGGAACGTTTAATATTTGATTTGAGCGGTGGGGATTTGACAAAGGTAGACCAACTTACTGACCTACCTATTATCTTAGTGTTTAATATGCTTTCAATGAAGCAAACTTACGGAATTTAAAAAGGTGTCATTGGTGCGGTTGGCAAGTTCGGGTAAGGACTGTCAATCCAATTGAACTGAATACTAATTTTAGGATTGTTAAGTATTCGAGCCATTTCCAAAAGTGGGTATTTTTCAAACTGCCAAGCAATATATTCCTGAGTTACTTCAGCAAGTATAGCTTGTACATCGCTACGTCTTAACCAATTATCAGTTATCGAATAAGGCGGTATCCCTCTACTCGTTCCCTCATCTAAAAACAAATAATAAAACATCGCGTTTATCGTCATGTTAATCGTGTTTAGTTCGTTCCCAGTCATTGCGGAAATTCTAACCGATTCATACAACGCGCCCGTGTCGACCAATCCAAGCGACCTAATCTCTTGCTGTAATGACCTCGCTAACTTGTTACGTGTAGCGTATTTAACTTTAAAACTTGCCATGTTTAATCTCCTATCTCAAACGGTATATCATTTACGCAGTATTGGTCAACTTCAAACGTTATACTCATTTGCCACCCCGCTACATAATCTAAATCAAAGTTATTGACTGGGATTAATGTAGGTGCTTGAGCGTCTATGCTTAAATCTGACCCTTGACTGAAGTACAAATATAAGTCATTTAAAATTAAATTCGTATCACTTAAAATAGTGTTTATATTAGCGCGGTCTTTTTGTATAATATCCACACAGTAAATATCCATAGCAAAGATATTCGTATTTTCGCCCATCGTTTGGCTAATAGGAACGTAAAAAACAAGCGGATACTTTTCATTTAAGGTGCTGAAGTTTGGCATCTGCTCTCTGAACTCCCCCGCGTTTTTCTTAATCTGTAAATGTTGTTGACAAAACCCGTCAATCGCATTTAATAATTTTATGTAGCTTGTCATAGTGTAGAACCTAAATCGATTATTTTCATTTTATTTTGTGTCGCTGTAATTTCAGTCTCACTTACAACCGCTTGAACTGTTACCGTTTGATTTGATTGCATTGATTGACTTGTTAAATTGTTCGCGTTGTTTCCTTGTCCAAACATATTAATTGACGGTGTAGCTACCGAAGCACTTGAGGCACTTGCTGAAGTACCGCCACCACCACCCGAAGCCGAAGCACTTGGATTGCTTAACAATGCTTTAGCCTTAGCTACGTTCGTTAAGATTTGAACGATACCCGAAGCGTATTGCGCTATTCCTGCTGTTCCACCAGTTACTGCATTTAATGGATTTGCTTGAGACATTGCAACGAGTGAACTAATAGCCTTTGCTGTATCGATTGCTATTTGAACTAAAGCAGTAGCCTTTTGGAATTTCTCGAGTTTCTTTTGGTCATTTATAAATATCTTTCCAAGTTGATTAATACCGTCATTAACTTCAGTTGCAAAATTTAATAAAGCATCACGTTTATTTTTTGCTTGTTCAATACTTTGTAAAGCGTATTTCTTTTGAATGTCAGCAGTTTCTTTTGCTATTTGGTCTTCGATTGCTTTTGTATCTTCCCCGTATTTTTTAGCTTCTTCTAATAACGTAAAATATTTGTCACGTACTGCATTTATTTCTTTGTCTTCAGCAGAAAGTTGTGCATCTGACAAAAGCGTTTGTTGTGCTTCGTAACGTGCTAAAAACTCGTTATATGTTTCTTGTTCTTTTATTTTAGCTTCTTGAATACGTGCATCTTCTTTCGCCTTTTTGTCGGCTTCTATTTTATCAGTTTCAGCTTGTTGTTGTGTCTCAAGTTGTTTAATGATTATAGCTTTTTCACTTGCTAAATACTTTTCATTCTTTTGAGTTTCCTCAATTGCACGTTTGTACTTTAAGTTTATAGTTGCTATTTCTTTCGCTTCACCATCTGCCATTATAGCGATGTTTGCATCTTCGATTAGCCTTGAAACTTCAGCACGGTTTTTAGCGTATTCTTTTTGCGCTTCAATTCGTTTTTTATTAGCCTCTTTACCAGCATCAACACTTTTCTTATGCGCTTCGTCTTCAGTTTTTTGAGCATCAACAACGTGTTTCTTTTTAATGTACTGAATTTCATTGTTTGAAGTAGTCATTAAAGTACGTTGCTCCTTTAGTTTTGCTTTTAAATCTGCGACCTCTTTAGCGTCATAGTCTCCCGAAGCTACCATGTTTTGTATGCGCATTTGGTAAGCCTTAGCATAAGCGTAAGCAGTCGCTTTGATTAACCGTTGTTTTTCAAGTTCTAACTTGTAAGTGCTTTTACCTTCTAATTGAGCCATTCGAATTTCTTGGTCAATTGCTGTGATTCTTTTATCTGAAGCATCTTTGTAAGCATCTGCTCTTTTCTCCTGTGCTTGTGCCGCAGCCTCAGCCGCTTCCTCTTCAGCAAATGAAGTTAAGCCTAACCAATCTAAGAAATCTTTAATTGATTGTACTACTAAGTCAATAGCGTCTCCAATTGCACCAAAGAATTTACCTATCGCATTTAACACTGGTTTAAGTATTCCAAGTTTAGACATCAACGCTACAATAATAGCAACAATACCCGCAATAATAGCACCTATTAAAAAGATTGGATTTGTTAAAAGCGTAGCACCAAAAGACATGAAAGCCTTTGCCATCGTTCCAACAATAGAAATTAAACCTTTCAACTGTGTGCCTATTTCAGCAGGACTAATAGACTTTAACGAACCTGCGAATAGTTTAGCCGATTGAGACGCTCCCTCGAAATCTAAGTCACGTATTTGGCTACCCATTAATCCCAAAGCATTACTTGTACTTTCAAACTTCGAACCGCTTGAGAATACTGCTACTTGCTCGTTTGCATCTTTTAGTCTATCGTTTAATTCCCCCGCTCTTTGTGCGAGTTGTTGCATTTGTTCGGGGTCGGTAGCATTTGCTAACTCCCCTTTTATTTCTCGTATTTCCTTTTTTAGTTGCTGAAGTCCGCCTAACTTAATTGGAATTTCTATTGCTTGTTGTGCCATACTTATAATGTATAGTAAAAATTAAATGTACAACGTAACTGTAATTATAAAGCTACGTGTGTAATCACTTGGTAAAACACCATTTTCTGACGCTCCGTTGTGATAAGTATTAATGAATAGATTGTCGCCCTCACAGTAATACTCAACAAAGTGTTTGTCAACTATTGCGTTGGTGTTTTCAATGCTATAAACTACATTCTCAAACGAATCAGTAATCCCGTAATCCTCAAGGCTAAAACCTGAAAGCGCATAATGTCCTTTGCCTATGTAACTTGGTGTGATATTAAATCCAAAAGTATTAATCAATTCCACAACCTCAGGCGCATTAGTTCCGCTTTGTGTTAGCTTAGCTACATACACCTCTTTGTTAAGTTGTGGCACACCGTTAATGACATTAGCTGTAATTGATTTTACGACAATTTCGCCATCGTTTGCTGTTTGTCCTATTTCGCCTGTTACCGAACCGCCACCGCTTACTACATTGTTGTTATTAAAGAACTTGTCAATCACATCGCCTATTACTTGAGTAGTTCCAGTATAAGGTTGTTTAGGTTTTGTCTTGAATGGTGGCAAGTCTACTTCGTCGTCAATTGTTAAAAGTTCAACTTTCGTTAATTGGTTCGTGTTTGCGTTGTAGTCATTGATTGAATTGATAGACCACCAACTGTTATTGATACGTATTTTATCGTTCAACTTTAGATTAGCTATGTCGTTCGCTCTTAAATCAAAATAAGCGGTTAACATTTTACCCTTGTTAATTTGGTTTACTGTACGTCTCCAATAAATATTATAAAGGTTATTCGCTGTAATGCTTAACGGATTGTAAAAATAATAGTCACACGTTGCGTAGTTGATGTCAAATGTAGGTGTTAACGGATTGTCAAAGTGAGTAGCGTATGAATATTGGTTATCTTCAACCGTACTACCTACGTAATTCTCAATGATATAATTAGCAGTCGAAGTAGTCAACTCCCCATCGTACAAAATACGTATGTTAGTGTTCGGACTTGCACCGCTCAACGCTGGAACGTAAGCACCAAAAGTAGTTTTTAAAATAGGTGTCGGACTGAATGTTAATTCCTTGCGCTCTTCGTCTTTGATATATTCGTTGTCAAAAGTAAATGATACTTGACCATATACTTCGTTAATCTGAGCAAAGTAAGTTTTGTTAATATCGTCCGAATCCTGCTTATATGAAAGTGTTAATTTCTTTTTTGTTAACTCAGGCAAGAATGTAATTGATTGCTCACGGTCTTTTGCAAGTTTCTTTGTCCAATCCTTAACCGCTCCGCTATCGTAGTAATTATCGCGTGTGATTAATATTAAGTTATTCGGGTTTGTTGGGTCAATGTCAACGTACAAATTGTACATATTGAATATCGACTTAATAAAATCCGATTGCTTTATCTTTTTAGGTACGTAAAAATTGACATCAACTGTTGAGTTGTATCCTGTGATGTTTGAACTTGGTGTTAATGTAGCTTCGAATCCTGTAACATTCCAACCAATAGCAACGTTGTAAGAAGTACCCGAACGCTCAAACAATCCCGTAACACCACAACCTAAATCCAATTTGAATGTAATATCGTCCGTAGTTACTAAGTTGCTTAAATTGACAGTAGTTAAGATTGACGCTGTGTGTATTGTAGTTGTACCCGTTGCAAGTGTACCCGAATATGTGTAAGTATCTAAAACGATATTTTGTTGTAACACACCGTTTTTAAATACTTTTAAGCGTGTTTGGTAAATAGCTTGACCACTTTGCCCCGCCTGAGTAACTATGTTTAAAATTCCCCCGCTTGAATTGGTTAGTTTTATATTGTAAGTTATCGGAATAGACACCTCGATACTTTCGCCACTCCCTAAATTGAAAGGACTGTTATATGTTCCCGTTGTTGGGTCGAATAAATTGTAGTTATCTTGTGTTTCAGTTACCCCAGTTAAAGGCTCTGATAATCCCGTAGACGCGTTGAAACTTGAATGAGTGCCACTTGCTGTAAATGCTTTATTGAATATTACGTTATAAGGACTAAAATCAGTTTTATTAATGTCTCCATTAAAAGGAATCAACAACCTTTCAAAGCGTTCGTTTGCTATTGTAGCCCATGAATAACTAAATCCTGCACGCGCGAAAATCCTATCGAAGTATTCTTTTGCAAAGATAGCAGGTTTAAATTCCTTTAGTGGGTAAGTGTTTAACGGTGCATACGGTAAAATGTATTTGTATTTGTCCGTGTTTGAAAAGGTATTGATAACCTCATCGGCTGTGAGCAAGTGGTTAAAGTCGCTGAAGTCTAAGTCAGTCAACTCAGCACTACCTAACTTTGTAAAGAAATCACTTTGCGAATCCTTAACGATTACGCTATATTCAACGTCTTGTTCAAAAGCTGAAGTAGATTGTAGTTTGTTTACCGCTATCAATTGCAAGTAAGCATCTTCGACGATTGGAATTTCGTCTTGTAATACCGTGCAACGTGTTAACGCATTTATGTTAAACGTACCTGTTTGAATGTTGATGTCGTATAAATGACCTAACAATTGATTGTTGTTATCGTCCCCTACTAAAGTAATCGTTTTTGAAAATGTACCTTTTCGAGTACTTACATCACGAATATCGGAAACCTTAAACGTAATCGGAAAATTTGATGTGTCCTTTACATTTAGGTATCCGTTTTCTATTTGTATCTTAACCATTGATTGCGTTTTGATTTGCTAATTTAACAGTTAGCTTTTGCTTAATAAGGTTCTTATTCTTTTGTTTAAACACTTCAAATGAATTATCTTGTACTAAACAAGCAAAGTATTGACCGTTTACTTTTAAGTACGTCTGAGGACTTGTAATTAGCTCCTCAAAATAGATAGCCATTGCTTCGCTCATGTAGTTAGTATTCAGTTCGATTGTCTTTTCTACTTTCGTGTTTAAGTAGGTCATTCCGAAATCGCTTGTTTCATATCCCCACTTACCGTCTGTAACTGCTCCTTGTATGTCACGGTTATAGCTGTCACGTGTGACGTTGCCTTTATCGTACGCTCTCAACTGAAAAGCAAAAGAACTAAATGACCCCATGCGGTCTAAGAACAAAATCTCGTAATCTTCAATCTTACAACGTCTATCGATACAAACATTATAAACCTCGCTGTATTCAGTTACTAAGTCGTTGTTGACAAATTGGAAAGTGTACCATTCTGTATCGTCTTTGATTAGTCCTGCCGTCCCTGAAATTACTGTACTCGGATTTGCTGAAGCACCTACGTTAACCATGCTTGTAACATCGTCATTTGTTAGGTTGTAAACTAACTCGTCCCCGTTGCTATTTACAAATAAAATCGAACCGTTTGTAATGTAGTTATTTGCTAAAGATAAATACAAGTCTTGAGTTGGTGTAATACAGAAACCGTCCAAAGGTTGGTTTGTTAAGAACTTAACCGTACTTGTAAGAACTGAATCCAAACACTGTAACGCTTCAAATGTGCCACCGTCTGCGATTACCCTGTCGTAAAACTCTAAATTAAATTGATTGCTCAAATAGTTGTAACTTGAATACGTTGTAAAGTCTGCGAAACTTTGCGCACCGTTAAACACTACCATGTCATCGAGTGTGATAATGTCAGTGTCAACCGTCTTTTGGTTGTTTGCGTATCTTACCGTTCCGTCAATTGACGTACTCGTTACATCTGAAAAAGCTGAATTAACAATGATATAGCCTGAGCCTTGACCTATTACAGTAAAATATCCTTGTAGGTTTGGATTAGCTACTCCACCATCTGCTTGGTCAATATAAACTTGGTCGCCTACAACAAATGGATTTGTAAATGTAATCTTTACGTTACCGCTGTCAGACGTTAAACTACTTGTGTAAGCGTAGCTCTCGACATACTCTTCGCCTACCTTTAGAAAGTATTTAAAGTTCGTGTTTAAAGCAGTCCCGAAGTTAGGAAACAAAGGATTGAAATCGTTTGTAACGTAAGATTGTAAAATGCGCGATAGGTCAATGTTACCGTATCCATTTGGATAGTCTGGCAACACTTTAAATTCTCCTATCTTTGCGCTTGTCGTTGCATTGTAAAGCGTGAATATATACTTAAATCCGTCTTTGTTTTTGTTAGTCGAATCGTATATAAAACGCAATTGGTTAAATGCAGGACTAAAACTGTATGGAACTGCTATGGTATTCATGCGAATAAGTGTTTCGGATTGTTTGGTGTTATTGCGTTATCGAACTCAATCTCTAAGTCAGTCATAACGTCAACGTGGTAACCTTTCAAGTACGTAGCCTCTTTGATTACTTCCATGTTCTCAACTACTGCGGGTGTGTCTACTATTTTACCAATGTAAACTACTGCTTGAGTACTTTGTGAGTACGTGTTTATCTCGTTACCGTTTAAATCAGTTGTGTTAATCAAAACGCCTTTAGCTAATAAATCAGCAATGGCGCTATCGTGGTCGGTGTATATTAGTTTTGCTATCATATCGTGGTAAGTTGTGCAAGTTGTGTGTTAGTTAATCGTGTTTTCCAAAGGGCAATCATATTATGGTTAACCATTGTTTCAACACCTAAATTAGTTTGGTAATTTAAAGCAAAAGCAGAAGTAGCAGGAATTGAAGCGCTTGAATCCGTACCAATTAAAGAACCGTTAATATAAAATGCAACATCGTTATTTTTATATGCCAAAGCGATTTTACACCTTCCACTATTTACAGACGAAACTATTAAAGCCTGTTGTGTACCGTCTACTATTTCAGCATAAATATTACCAGTAGATAAAAATTTATTAATAGTTATATAGTAACTTGAACTCACACCAAGTAAATTGGCTAAAACTCTAAAAAAACTTGTATCTAAATTAGAATTAATATCCAAGAACATAGTCCCCTCAGTTTGTCCTATCAAAGAACTAATCCCCGTCTTACTAATTACATCTGCGTTTCGTGTTACACTTGCAGAAGTAGTAGGTATGTAAGAAGTAGCGTAAGAACCTAATTCCATTTGTGCGCCATAAACTAAAATATCGGCACTTGAAGAAGTTAAACCATCAGATAATAAAAAACGTGGATATGTTTGTAATCCACTTGTTGAGATATTAAAAGTATATCTTACCCATTGATTTGTAAGAGTAATTAATTTATTCCCAGTTACTCCATCATTTAAAAAACATATAGTAGGAGTACCACTTAATGATTTGATGTAAACAGTATAAGTGTAAGCTATTAATGGAGTTGTATCAATTACTTGCAATATACTTGAATAACCACCAGTTGTAAATGACATTTGAAGTCTTGTTGCATTGGTTGTTCCATCAGGAGAAACTCCATAATTTGGTGTTATAACTTGAGTTCCATTTAAAACGTCTTTTCCCCAAATAGCATTATTTACATTATTACTTTGTAAACAAACATTCGTTCTTTGTGGCTCTACTAATATACTCGGACAACTTCCGTTTGTGTAGTCTAAACGTGGTACGTTACTCGCTACGCTTTCAATCAATCCGCTTGAATTAACTCGTGTCGCTGTGGTTGCTCTTGTTACTGATAAATCTCCAGAGCCTGAACTTGGAACTACCGAATACAACTTACCCGCTTTCGTTCCGTTTGGTGTTACAACTAAAGACGCTGTATCTAATAAACTCATATTTCTAAATTATTTAATGTTTGTATCATGCAATTTTTTGCTTCGAATACCGTTCCCGAAGTCTTACTCATTCGTGTTATCATAGTTTCTATTAGGTCGTTAGTTGCTTTCATTTCAACTGCTAAAGCCTCAATCCATGAACCGTTAACAGTTCCCGTAGCACCGAAGTCCTCAGCTAAAGCCTGAATGAAACTTTCGCCTAAGTCTACATTAGCATCGAAGTAAGTACACAACGCTTGTTGGTAGTTTCCATTCTCAGCTACAATGCCAAAGTGTCCCGCTATCGTTTGCCACCAATCGCCATTCGTAGTCGTTTCTCCTAACACGTTTGCAATTTCTTGCACCCAATTTTTAAAAGTGTTTTCCATACTTATAATGTGTTCAAATTTTGTTTAGTTCATTAGAAACTAAAATACGAATTATCTGTGTAGTATTGTTCTTTTACAAAGCGTGTAGCGTACCTAATAGCGTCCATCGCGTCATCGAACATCTTAACAGGTTCATCGATTATATTGTCGCCTACCTTTTTCCATTTGTAGTTGTCGTATTCTCGTTTCATGTTCGGGTCGTTCTTACAATAGATTCCGAATGTCTTAACGTCATCGATACCTTTTTTAACTTCCTTGTTTGCGTTGTTTACGTTGTATCCTGCTACCTGAAGTTCGGCTATAATTTCGGGACGTGAGTAATCGGCAAGTATATCCGTGTTTTGGTCTATCCCTAAGTCCTGCATTTTTTGAATAAGCAACGAAGTAGTAAGATAACTCTCGTAGATAATCGGCTCGATGTATAAGTCTTTTTCATTATGCCAAACTTTTACTAAGGCAGTCGGGTGGTTGTAACCAAAGTCAAGACCATAAACAAACGATTGAAAGCGTAAAGGTCTTTCGTCTATGAATGTCCAATTGCTGTATATGTTCTGTTTGCTTATCGCTCGTTCCCCTAAAGCGTAGATTTGATACAATGCTTCATCTGTTCTTTTTAAGTCCTCTATTTGTCTCTTAATCGATTCGGGTAAGAATGGATTGTCTTTGTACGTGGATTTGATTATGGTCGTTTCGTCTTTTGGTAGTTCGTAAAGCCATGAAGCACTATCGGACGGGTTGTAATCAAATATCATTTTAGATTCAGTACGCATATTCAACTGTTGGAAATCTTCAAACCATAACTCATTCGCTTCATTGCACCAACCTAAGTCACGCTTACGCCCTCTAATCTTTTGCTCATCGTCAACACTAAAGAACTCCACTATCGAACCGTTTGGAAACTTGTAGATATTCTCGCTCATGTTATGACTTGACTTGTCGTAGATTTCTAAGTCTTTCATGATTTCGAAAAAGTCACGCATCACGGTAGCACGTAAAGCAGGGAACGTCTTACGAACGATTGACACTACCTTATTAGGATTCTGTAAACACCATACTATAATTAACTGACAAAGGGAATAAGTCTTAGACGACCTACTCCCCCCTTGATTAACTACAAATCTATTCTCGCTGTTTAAGGATTCCCAGTTCTTTTGGAATATCTTAGTCGATTTGATTTTCATTCGTTACTATCTGAATTTCGATTTTGCTTATGTCTTTGCCATTCGTTGTTACATCTGTTTTCTCAGTCAGTCCGTTTAAGCGTTGTGTAATGCTTGGATTAAACTGCCCTACCATACCGCCCTCGATTTGGTCTTGACGGATTAAACGTCTTATACGTGAACAGATATTCACATATTCCAAATAACGCCCGTCTCGATTCTCGAAATATTGATGAACGCAACAAATTGTATCTTCGCAAAAGTTAAGAAAACCCTCGAATGTTAACGGTGGTTTATGGAACTCTGAGACTACTCCTTTTGGTGTTGCCTTTTGTATTTCTCTTGGTTTTAAGTTCTTCTTGTACTCTTCGAATAGTTCGTATAGCTTCTCTGGTGTTTCTATGTATTTATGCTTTGCCATTGTTCGTGTTTTTATAGTGCGTAATGCGTTAGAAATTCGTCCTCGCTTATCATGTCAATTGATATGCTGTTGTGGTCATCGGGAAAATTATAAATAACGAAGTGTGTCTCGCTATCTTTTAGCATAGTCATTATTTCGTATGCTCTTTTCTGCATATTCTTACCGTAGCAAATTAGAAAGTATTTCATTCTTCCTCTTCTTGTTGTGGTTTTGCTTTTCTTGTTCGTGTTTTTTTAGGCTTTTCTTCCTCAATTCCTACAAATTTTGTAGTTTCAAAGATATGTCCGAAACCCATTGCACGTAAATAGTTGTGTTGGCTTGGCTTTACCTTGTCAATTTCGATTCTGACTTCGCCTAAAATGCTATCGTATTTTGAAATTACTTTTCCGTAGTATTCCGCTTTAATTTTGCTCATCTTTTTTTATTTAAAATGTTAATTTTTCAACAATTGTTCAAGCTCCCGAAGTTCCTTTTTTATTTCTGTTATCATTCCGTGTGCTGTGCCTACGCTTATATCGAAGTGACTTGCCAATTCTCGTATTGTGTATGCTTTTTCTTTCTGTTTTGACAGTCTTAGGAACGTATCGAAGTACACTCGTTTTACTTTATCGGTTAAGCTATCTCTGTATATGTCTAAAATAGCTTTGTAACGGTTTATATTTAGTTCAATTATTATAGCATTCGTGTTTTCGTCATCTACTATTTCAGCTATGTAGTCATTTTCAACACTTGTTATTATTTCTAACTTGCTTTTTGACTGCCAAAGTAACTCACATTTGATTAAATGACTAAAATAATACTTGACCTCATGGTCTAAAGTTGGTGTTTTTCCTTTTATGTCGTGTTCAATATACGAAAGATAGGCGTTGTTAATGACAGTATCGCAGTCAAGGTTAGATTTTAATCTACTTAGAAAGTAATGCGTGTACCGACTTACTTCGTTGTAGTTTTCAGTGAGTAGTTTATCGAGAATAGCTTTCATACCAATTGAAAAAATCTTTTAAATATTGCTTTCTCACTACTCCTGAGCAAAAGCATTTTGTAAAGTTCTCGTTTGTAATCCGTTCTTTTATCGTTTTTAGCTTGTTTAAGACACTTTTACTCTCTTGAACGTGCTGTGTTTCCAATCGGATACTTTCGATATATTCTATGTCAATTTCTGTAAGCATAAATCTAAGGTGTAAGATATTAAAGAAACGAGACAAGCATAAAAAAAGTTGCCCGTAATAATCCAAGCTGACCAAAACCCTACACATTTATAACATGAAAGTGAATGATGTATCCAATTTGTAACAAATGTCGGTCTAAAAAACTCAAAGACGTAGTCAATTGCAAAGTGTAAAGGCTCAAATTTAACAAACCACCATGCGAACGCTACTAATAAAATAATTGTCATATATAATTTTTTTGTAAATATACAACTATTTTTAAATAAAAAAAGCACCCCGTTAAGAGTGCTTCCATTTTATGTTATTAAGTGCCTTACCTATTCGCTGTAAAGTTTCCGTGTTTAAACCGCCCTCGTGTCGTAAAAACTTATTAAGCTGTCCTTGTTGTAACTTACTACGCTGGCAAAACGCTCTCGGACTTTCGCACGTATTCTCAAAGTGAACTTGCATCGCTTTACGTGTTATCTCCTCAATGTTTATTATTGCATCTATTGCTTTCATGTTAGAAAGGTAAATCGTCAACTTCGTTTTTTTGTTGTGTAGGATTAGCTGGGATAGGTGTATCAGCTTTGTATGGTTCTGTAATCTTAACAGAAAAGAAAGGCTTTCCGTCTTTTGTTTGTTTTACCCACATTGCGATTTGTTTGTCTACACCATCTACATTGATTTTCCCTCTGTAAGTTGGTTGGTTTCCTGTTGCAGTTTCGTTCTTGAAAATTGCTCCAGCGTTTGTGTTGTCGTACTCCATTTGTTTTGTTTTTAAATTAAACCTTTTAACATTTTATAATATTCTCTTGCTATTTCTACTTTCTCGATTATCTTTTCTATTGCTTTTTCGTCACGTTCAACAATGTAACGCTTTACTCTTAGTTTACTTGGTATGTTGTCGTAATTATGTTTCAATTGCACTTCGTGTCTTAAATCAATGTCCTCGTCAATTAGTCCCGCTTTCCAGTGCGCACGTCTTACTTCGTCCTCAACTATTTGTAAAGGTGTATTCATTAAACAATAAACCAATTCAGCTTGTGTTTTATCCGTGAGCCACATATAACCCTGCAACTGCCAGTAGTAATCCTTATTTTTTAAATCAGCTTCAAACATAGGATAGGTATCTAAAGACCAACTGCACTTTATATCAGCTAATAGTGAATCCGTGTTAATGTCAGGTTCTCCAGTTATGTAATCATTTGTAAAACGCTCCGTGTTTTTAACTACAAACTCCCAATCGAATTGCTCACTTGCAAACTGTATCGCTTCATCTTCCATTTCAAGTCCTTTGTCAGTATAGCGTGAACTAAACTCTTTACGGTAACCGAACTCTAACTCGTTAAATAAATCTTCGATGTAACTCTTTGCTGTTTGACTTAGAACCTCGCTTTTGCTACGAGGCTCTACAAGTAACTTGCCCAAACTTGAGCATCTAAATAATGGTTTATCCAACATTTTCAATATTTTTTAAATTAAAATCTCTTAATTTTATAGCTTCATCTAAAGTTTTGCAATAACCTAAATCATATTTATTTTTATTTCTGTTAAATAGTACTCTAAATTTACCATTAACATTATAAATATTACTGTTATTTGTATTACTGTTTTTACCTCTTAATATATTTTCAGTATGTGTTATTACTCTTAAGTTATCTAATTTGTTATTAGTTCTATTATTATCAATATGGTCTACTACAATTCCTTTTTTAGCTACATGATTTAAAAATGCTTCTGCAACAACAACATGAATGTATTTTGTTTTAATAATATTGTTTTTAGAAAATGATAATTTTAAATAACCAACATCGCTATTTTTATTTGGCTTTAAAATACGTTCAAAATTTGCAGTTCCATTTCTCGGTAAACTCTTAACTCTACCTAAATTACTAATTTCATATAGTCCCTCATATCCGACTACTGGCAACCAAAGTTCATTCATTTTTTTTTACAGTTAAATAACGCAGTTAAAAAGAAACGTGGAAGGTGTAACTGCTTCACTTTTCAAACGGCTAATTACTTCCGTTCTATCCACGCATCTAATATACAAATAATAATTTAATTTACAAAATTAATTTTCCGAGTGATGAACAACGTACAATCATAACATTGCTTTTTGCTCGGGTGTTAACTCGAATTTTAATAAATCGTCTTTCTTAGCTTTACCATCTTTGATTGCTTGTAATGCTTTAACAAAACGCTCATCGTTGATAGGTTGCTTTTTAGGTTCGTGTTTTACTTGTTGGCTGTTATCTTTTGAATCAGGGTCGCTTTCTGTTTCATCAATTAAGAATAAACCATTTAGCGCATACTTACGTGCATAACTTGACGCAGTACCTGTACATTGCTCCGAAGACATTCCTTTGTGGTCTCCTAACTCAGCAAAACCGTTTACTTCAATTACTTTATTTCCACTCCTTAAAGCAGCAGTTGCTTTTAAAAATAGCTTACTACCTACTTGAACTATGTCATCTGATAAGACTAATTCTAATTCGTGTTTTTGTAGTAATGGTTTTAAAGATTCAAGTATTTGCTCTGCGCTTCTGTACTTGTACTTTCCGAATGAATTAAATGACCCTTTAGGACACTTTAACTCTGCTTGTAATTTTAATAGATTCATCGTTGTTTGTTTTGTTTAAAAGCGTTAATATCTGTACATAATTTTGTACCATTTTCAAATTGAACTAAAACGTGTGTTTTATCAAAGTCTAATACTTTACACATTTTACCAAAATAATTAAGTTGTATTCCTTTTTTCATCGTTATTTGTTTGTTTGTTTCGACAAATGTAATACATTAATTTTAATACACAATACTTTTTTAAATATTTTTTATTTATTCTAAAATTAAATTGTAATCATTTAAAAATTCATGCAACACATGACGTACTTTTTCATATTCAGGTTCTTCTTTATCTGAATGTTTAATTGTATGTCTTAAACTTTGGTCTAAGTTCCAAACTACCAACTTCCAATACCCAGCATTTAATGCAGTCATTGCTTCGTCTTGGTCTTCAAATTCAATTGTTATTTTCATGTTCTTTTATTTTTAGTTTATATTCAGCTATTAGATTTTTTAATTCGTCTTTTGACCATTTACGAGTTTCATAGGCTCGGTTGCGTAATAATTCAAATTCATCTTTTCCGATTCTATTGATCAAGTTGTTTCCGTACTCAATTAGGTTGCCACTTAAAAAGCTGTTACAGTGTTCACATTGTAAGTGTACATTCATTTCATCAAACCTAACATTTGAGTGTCCGCCTTGTGAGTAGAAATGTCCAGCATTTTTTTTACGTGGTGGTTTTTGACAACTTATGCAAACCAATCCTTCGTCACGTAATCTAATCCACTTGTTGAATACCTGTTGAGCAAGTTTCAAATAGTCCTGAAGCGTTAACAAATCCTCTTTTTGTTTCTTAACTTTTTCTTTTTTAATCTTTTCCAAGTTCTTTAAAGCTAACTTTGTCTTGGTGCAAACGAAACAAAGTCTATCGGTTGTCTTGTAAGGCACGAATGTAGCGTTACATTCTTTACAATTGCGGTCGTATATTGTTTTCATCATTTAATTTATTTAAAATGTTTACAATCGTAAAGTAGTAAGGTAAATACGCTCTATTTCCTTTTTGGTTTTTAAGCACGTTTAACAGACTTTCTACTGTGTTCTTAATGTTTGGTATGTAACAACCTTTATGTAGCGTTAAATCACGGTTAAGTTCGTGTTTTTGTAGCTGAAACATTACTTCGTTTAGTGGTGTCATAGCTTTTCAATTTCTTTTGATTCCCAAATAGTATCTATTTCGTATTTATCACATACATTAATTGAGTAATTCATAGGCATTAAAGTTTTGCCAATTAACTGCAATCTCATTCTTCGTTCAAAATGATTTTTAACACACGTTTTTTCAATGTAATAATTTTTACCATTTATTTGACCGTCCCATTTATTGTGTTTTATAGTTATTATAATTGCTAAAACTATAAATAATAAACTGCCAATAATTATAATTGATTTTTTCATAATAACTGCTTTATAGATTCTACTTCCTCACGCATCTTTTGCATTTCGACTTCATTCAAAATTAATGCTTTTTCTAAACTTATGTTTCTAAGCCTGTACGTTTTATTTTCATCAACTAAGTTGTATACCATTTCCTGAACATCTAATAGGTCATTGACGCTTTCTTTTTGCCACTTTATTAGTTCTTTTTTATGTGGTGCTTTCTGCTCAAGGTCGTCTAAAGCGAATTTAACACGGTGCAAAACAGTAGATAGTTGTGCTTTTCTGATTAATACATCAAGTTCATTCATAATCAAATGTATTTATATTTCTTTTAACATATTCTAAATTTTTTATTAAATGAAGTTTTGGCATTATTATCCATTTTGAAATTATATCTCCTTTTAAATGTGCATCATATTGGTTTATTCCTCTTGTAACACGACAAACTCTACCGTTAATTATTTCAATATATTTTTCATTAACCTGTAAAATATTTAAAATATATTTTCGACCAAACCAATTTAACTTTTCAAAATATTCTTGTTTTTCAAGATATGATAAAAATTCTGGTTCTGAATAGTAAGCAATAGCAGCTACTTTATAACTTTCATCTTGTAATTCAATTTTTTGAACTTCATATACAAACTTTAAATCATGATATTTTAAACTATATTCTATGTATTTTTCAATTGTCATTTCTTTATCATTCATTTGAGCAATTGTGAAATCAACATCTAAATCATGTTTACAAAACAGAGCATATAATCTTAAAGGCTCACGTTCTTTATCCGCTTTTCTGTTTTCTTTTTTTTCATCAATGTAATTTAATACATTTTGAAATTCTATTTTGTCGTTTTCTAATAAATATTTCATCGTTAAAAAGGTATATTTTCTGTAAAACTATTAAAACTATTTGTAATCGGTTCTTTTATTGGTGTGATGTCGTGGTTTCTTTTGATGACATCTTTACCAGCAACTTTAAATCCAAGCCCGTAATTGTAATCTAATAAGATAGGCTCATTCAATAGCGTTGGTTTACCACCCGTGTCAGTATCTTTGACTTTTACCACTTCAACCATTGTGTAATTCCATAAGTTAGTGTGTTGTGTAAGTCGATGTACGACTAAAAAGTCATCTGCTTTATTTGCAAAAGCTTTACCGCCCTCAATATCCGATTTCAAAGGTGGCATAACGTGACCCGACCAATCATGTTTTTCAGGATATATAGCCGACCTGCGACCACTTGCGCTACTTGGGTGCGCATTTACATAAATACTTTTTCCCGTCTTTGTAAACTGCTTTAAATCGTTTAACACATCGTAATTGGAACTGTAACTCATCGGTGTTTTTAAACCGTTAAATGGGTCAATTAAATGAATATCGCAATCCGCTTTGATAAAGTCCGACATTAAGTCCTCAGGAGTGTAACGTATTGTGTTGTCAATGAATTTAAAATGATGTTCCATCTTCATTTCGAATCTGCGAACCTCTTTGTAAGTTAAATCCATGAACTTTTTTCCCGCATACATTTGGATTAAATCTCTCATTACTTTACCCTGATAGTTTTCATCCATAAATAAACAGATTTTTAAATCATGGTTTGTAACTAACGAAAGAAAGTACCATTCCATAAAGTATGTTTTACCTACGTTATCATGTCCGAGAATGATATTAAACTGTCCGTGTTTATGTACGAAGTGTTTATCTAAATCACAACCTAACTTTAAACCCGTTGGAACTTTTCCGTCAAGGTAATCATTTAAGTATTTTGTGCTATGTCCGTTTTCTAAAATCATTGCATTTGTTTTATTTGATTAACTTGTTTCATTACGTTATTCATGTAGTCGTCTTTCGTTTCGTCTTTTTGTTGTTTAGGCAAATATGGTAAAGTATTTAATAACGTAGCTTTCCAATTTTTAATTTTTGTCAACTTTCCTGCTTTATTAGTACACCAATCACTTGAAATCCAAGCATCGTATTTTAATCGTAACGATTCAATGTTTACATCAGGACTTTTTTCGATTCCATAAGCCACAAACATTTCTTTAGTTGGTATAGTATTAATTACATTTACATTTACATTAACAGTATCATTAACATTAACAGTTGAATTTGTTGAGCTTTGTTGAACAAAATTAACATTTGTTGAATTTGTTAAAGTTTGTTGCTGTTCTTTTGCTAATCTACGAGCTTCAGCACTTGCTTTACCAGCATCACTTCGAACTCCCTTTGTTTTTTCCCACTTAATTAAATCACGTTTCATTTGCAATTTAATAGGCTCAAACGCTAATAAAATTAAAGGGTCGTTTGTTTGTGGATTCTCATCGTTAACATATGCAAACATATGCTTTAATAATTGCCCTGCTTTTTCATCTGACAACATATCAATAATTGTACGTTGGTCTGAATACAACACAAAAGATTTTTTTCCTTCTGCCATAATTTTTTAAAATGCGAAAAGCCATCAATCGAGGTGCGTAGGATAACCTTTTCATGACAGCTTTTCAGTAAAATTTCGTGAAGTTCCTACGCTTCATGCGCAAATATACTAATTTACTTTCATACTTTCAAATCTTTTTTGTAAAATAATTTGACTAATTACAAAGTTGTTCGTCTTTTCTTCGTATTCCCCAGTATAATACTCTGAATCTTTAGCCATTTCCCATATAGCCTTAATATAAGCCATGTCGTGAATCTGAATCATGTTAGATACTGTTTTAACTGAGTGCATGATTGTAACGTGGTCACGGTTTAAAAGTCTACCTATCTCGCTATATCCATAACCAGAAGCGAATAATAAAGCGTGTACTACTTGGCGGTATATCTTTATGTTCGTTATTCTGTTTTGTCCTGTTATTAAGTCAAAATCTAAAGGACAATAGCGTTGTATTCTAACCATGTCAAAGTTGCCTATCTTATTCCAATTTAATTGGTTCTTTAATCTCATTCGAGTTCCGTGTGAATCGTATTTCATTTGTTCTTTTTTGTTAAGTTTATTATTTTATTGGTAACAATTATACCAAGTATAAATGATATTACTGTATAAATGTTAAAGTGCATTTTAATCGTTTTTAAAGTTTTGTTTGTGCCATTGACGAAATGCAAGTCCGATATTATGTTGTTGCTCAACTATTGTTAAGTCAGTGCCTCGCATTAATAGTTCGTCTTTTTGTCGTATTTCTTTGATTAGCAAGTTACATTTGTTTTTAAGTGACTGCGTAAACACGGAGCTGTTTAAATCCTCCATGAAGTCAGCTAAAACAGGAAGCACTCCGACCAGTGTTAATAGCTTTTCTATTTCCTCTTTGTTTGGTTGTTTCATTGTTCTTGTTGTTTAAATTGTTCACTACAATACACCCATTCTAAGACTATTTCTCCATCTTCAAAAGTATCACTACCACTATATGAACACCATTTACAATCTACATAATAAACTACTTCATACCATTGAGTACTTCCTAAATCGTTTTGATGAGATATTTTAGCCAACACAGGTTCTAATTCAATTGGGATTTCTTTCATTGTTCTTGTTGTTTAGTTATAATTTTCTGTTGTTCAATTGTTATAGTCTTTTGTTTAAGGTTATTAATTACACTCAAATAATCCAAGTAAAGTTGCATATTAAAAGAACCGCCTTTATCTTTTGCACAACTTATTTTCTTTGGTTCTCGCCACCAATTAGCCATGCTTTGAATGTTTGCTTTTGCTGTTTGTCTTTTCATTTTATTTGATAATTAAAAGGTTCGTGTTTTCCTTGTTGTATTCCGTTGTTTAACTGAATATCCTCTTTGCTTATTTTAAGCGTTTCTAATGACTTTAACTTTCGTTTTGGTATCATTGTATTAAATAGTATGATAAACACCGTTAAAACGAATAAAAGACGGTTTAAATATTTATCGTTAATCTTCTTCTTCATAATCTTCTATTTCTGTAAATCCATAACCTAAACAATCTTCGCAAGTTACTTCGATGTAACAACCGCCACAACAATCGTTACTTCCGTTTCTGCAATTCATTCGCTCAAGTGTTCCTGTACCCTCACAAGTTTCGCACTCAATTTCTTTCATATCTCAGCTATTTGTTTGATTAGTTTATTATAACTTGCTTTCAATCTTTTGATTGCTCTATCGTAAACATCAATATCGTTTGCACAATCTTGTAATACTTGGGTAAAGTGTCTGTTTTCCCACTTGTTGTAAAACTCACAAGCATTTCTTTTCTTGCTTTCAAATGCGCTAATCATATCGAGTAACGCAATTGCTCTTTCGTGTAACTGTCTCATCTGTATAAACCGCTTAAGATAAATGCTGATAATGCTACTAATCCAATTACTAAATTTTCAATTGTTTCTTTTTTCATCGTTAAAGTTTTTAAAGTTAAATGTGCGTTACAGTCGCACCCCTGATATTTTTAGTAAGGTCTTTTATTCATTCCGTAAGCTGACATTTCTATAAATCCTAATTTATTACATTTTTTGTTTGAATTTATTTTTCCCCATCTAACCTTTTCTTCTTCTATGTTTATAGGGTTGTTTTTTACTTCTGCAAGTAGCTGTGCAAATAACTCAGGGCTGTAACTTAAATTTCTTTCTTTAATTAAATCGCTTGTTTTTTGTACAAAAGTTTTCATAATTTCTATTTTTTTATCGTTGTTTGTTTGACAAATATATGCATTAAATTTAATTCACCAAGACTTATTTACAATTTATTTACAATTATTTTTAATTTATTTTTGAAAGTATTGATTTTAAAGGGTTTTAGGACGAAACTTTTTTAATAAAAAAAAACCGCTATTAATTAAAATAACGGTCTTTACAAACAAACTAACGATGAAATTAGTACCTCAAAGTTATCAATTTACGTTCGACTGCGGACACCACAACCCAAAACACGTAAATGACACTGTAAAGTTAACGAATATATTTAGAATAAACAGTTTTACCTGCTTTTTTTGTTGCTCTTAATACTTCCTTTCTATTCTTTGTACGTGTGTAGCTAATATGAAACCATGCGAAATATGTGTCAGTTCCAAACTCAGCAATTAATTGGTCGAACTCAAGGTTGTCAATAATCCAATCGAATAGTTTTTTGTCGCTTAATTCTAAGTCCATTGCTTGTCCTTTACAGTGTTGTGATGAACTTGAGCCACCGATAGCCCTATTCAAAGACGGACTTCTAAAGCCTGAATTAATCTTAATCGGTTTGCCTACGTGCGCTCGTAATGGTTCAAATACTTTCTCACATAGTAACTCAGCATTATCTAATTGTTCAAGGCTCATTACGTTTTTAATTCCTGCTCTTATTGCAGTAGGTGAAAAGCAAAACTCTTCAACTGTTACGTGTTTACTTAAATTCATATCTTAAAAATTGTTTAGGTAATTATATGCACTTAGTATTATTTCTTTATTGTCTTGCAGTAAACCAATACCTCTATTACATTTATCACACAATAAGCCTCTAATTACTCCAGTATTATGGTCATGGTCAACACAAAGATTTCTTTTAGTTTTTTGTTTTATATCCAATAAATGAATGTTACATATAGCACAACAACCTTTTTGTTCTATAAACATTTTATTATAGTCATCTATTGTTATACCGTAAGATTTTTTTAAATCAAAATTCCTTGTGTATTCAGTTCTATCTTTTAGTTTCATTTTTTTACTATGACACTCTTTACAATAAGATTGAACACCTGACTTTCTATTTGCTCTTTTAACAAAATTACTTAAGTCTTTTTCTATTTTACAAATGCTACAATTTTTCATCAAAAGTTGTGAGTTATACGAGCGACCTGTCCGTGTTGTTTATGGTGTATGAATCCTTCTACTGCCTTAGGAGAATATTGAAAACCTTTTTTGTGATGCCATGAATCCGTTCCGCTTGGGCTTCGTAATGCTTCAAATGTTACTCCGATGTAATCCTTTGCTACTTTATGGTGTAAATGGTGGCTATATATATACCGTCTTTCAGTAGTCGACCACATCAAAGGGAACTCAGTCGCTAATAAGATTGGAAGGTTATCCGTTTTTGCACCGTCTCCGTGCGTTGTTCCGATTAGGTTATTATAATACTTGTACGCTTTGCGATGTCTTAAATTAACATCAAAAGAAATGTGTTTACAATTGGTAAAATATGCTTCAATCAATTGCATTAAAAAGAATCCATGCGTATAATCGTGGTTGCTTGGATTGTACATAACACGAACCTCAGCAATTGACATCAAACTTTCCAATAACTCAATGTAAAGTTGTTTAGCTTTCAAAAAGTTTTCGTACCACATTCCGTCTGTGTCCTGAGGTGTTCCGCTTGTTGTTGTTGATCGTGTGTTATCAGTGTGCAATATATCGTTTCCAGCTACAAATAAAATCATGTCAATCTCAAAACCTTTTGACTTGTCTAAAATTCCTTGCATACCCTCTTTGGCACGTTGTACTGCAATTTCTTGGTTGTACTCTTCTCCTGTTTCAAACACTGAACTTAACTTACCGATGTGTAAATCTGCAATATCAATTACTAATAAGTGTCCGTCTTCACATTTATTACGCTTTATCTCTGGGTATTTAGGTGCTGAATCCTTTACAATTTCTACAATACCTTGTTTAAGTATTTCAAAATCTTTGTGGTTCTTGTTTTTGAAGTCAGGATTTGCAAAAAATAAACTTGCGTTTTTTGATTTTAACCAACCGTGTTTTACATCTTGGTGGTCTATTCCCATTTCATTCGATTCCTCTTTAATTGCACGGTACTGTTGTACGATTTCGTATTCCTCGCTTGTTATTCTCGGGCGAATCTTTGCCATAAATAAAGTATTGTGCGTTTGGAACGCTATTTAAACTTAAATGCAATAATAAGCAAAATAATTAATATCGCTATCGGTATCCAAATAGGGCGGTTTTTCTTGCGTTGTGTTTTTTGTTCTGATACTTTTACTTTAGTATCGTGTTTTACGTTGATTTTATGCGTTTTAAAAGCATAACGTAGCGAATCAGTATATTTCTTTAACTCAAACTTTAAACTATCCTTAAATCGTCTTATTTCAAGTCTTTGATTAAAGCGTGTTTTCGGGTATAAAAATACATTTTGTTTTACTATTGTATCTTTTTGGGTATAATAATACTGGAAATAAGTAGTGTCTTTAGTTTTGATTAAGACTGAATCTTTTTGAAAGTAAGTTAATGTGTCGGTAACGTGTTCTATTTTACCGCCTTTCTTTTCGTATTTACGCAAGTGATATGAAGCTGAACAACTAAACAGAAACCCCCAAGCTATTGCTGAAGCTACAATAAACAAAACTAATTTAGCAACGTCTAAGTGCGGGAAGTTTCCTTTTGTTGTCATAGTTCTTTTTTTATGTTCTTAGCTTTAATAATTAAATCAACTGCTTTGTTGATGAATGAATAGCCTTTTACTTTCTCAAATGATTCGTCCATTGACTTAACCTCAATTGATATTAATACAAGTGCGATTAACTTTGTGAATAAAAACTCAACTGATACTACCGATTTTGTAAGTTCGTTAACGATAAAATAGTCTGAAGCATAAACCAACATAGTAGCCGTAACGTAGCTTAGTATCTTAGGGATAAAACCATGTCTAAAGTTTTTCGATGTAACACCTTGTCTCAATTGTTTAGCTTTCCAAACCCCGAAGCAAGTATCTAAAACAGTCGATAAAGCAACTAAGATAATAATGCCTTTAATGGGTGCGAAAAACACGAACAACGCTTGTAAAAAATACGTATAATAAGTAGCAATAAAAGACTTCATATAAACAAAATACTATCGTTAAATCCGTTTTCTTGTGTCTTTAATGGTTTAATGTCGCTATCTGTATTTAAATGACTTGTAAACTGTGGGTACAAATCTTTGTAAGTGCGTAAATAGTTAATCAAACGAACCTCGTAAAATGACGCTTTTTGTGCGTAGTGGTCTTGAGCAAAAGCTACCTCGCTTTGTGTTACTGAATTAGAATAGTCTCCATTCTGAACTTGTAAACCTTTGTTTTTAAGTTGGTAACTCAATCCGAAAACTGCATCTTCAGCACTTCGCCACGCTACAATTGGCTTTATATATTCGACAAGTGTCTCCTCATCTGTTGTTAATGTTTCAGCGTTATACTTAGCTAACAAATATTTGTAAAAGTAAGTGCCTAAAATAGGCTGTACACGAAGGTCGCTCTGTGTACGTATGTAAGGTGTAACGTCTTTAACATCGACATTTGCTGTAATCGGTGTTTGATTTTTTAAATACGCTTCAGTTATAAAGTAATTCATTATACAGTAGTTGTAGTTGTTATTGTTTCAGTTGCTATCTGTGATTTCGTTTTGTCGCCACCGTCTACTGGTGGTAAACTTGCTAATGCACGTACCTCATTTTCTGTCATTGACTCAAGTACTTTTGTAGCAACCAATGGAGACATTGCGTTTAAAGCGTCTGTCGTTTTCTTACCCGTTCCCTCTAATTCTACGATTGTTTCATTAACAATTTGGTAGTTGTTTAGTGTGAATGTAGCTTTAATCTTAGCGATTTTAAATAAGTCGTTTACTATCTTTTCAATCTTATGGCGTTGTGGATAGATTACGTTCTTTTCAAAAATGATATACGACTGTTTGATGTCAGACCCTGAGCCAAGTTTACCACTCACACGAATACCCATTAATATCGGGTCGATTGTATGCGCTTGACATATCTTACTGTCAATGCTTTCAGTTGTTACTTGGAATAAGTTGTCGTTGTTGTTGGTTGGTATCGCTTCAATCTTCGGAAGTTGGTCTGCATTGTTAGCAAAGAAACTTAAAACTTTACCGCCGTTTCTTGCACCTTTTCCGCTTTCAATTGTTTTTCTTAATCCTGCTTTTTCCTCTTCGCTTTGTGGCTTTTTAGGGAACATAAAAGCAAATGACGGGAAGATAGCGTTCAAGATATTAGACTTTTGTAAGTATGACATTTCGCCATCTAAGAAAGCCCAATTAAATGCACTTGTATAACTTGGCAAAGGGTAAACGTCTTGGCCTACACAGTTCTTTTCGTACACATATAAGCACTCTCTTTGGTATATCTTACGGTCATAAGGGTAAATAGTTTCAATGTCAATTTGACTTGTCCAATCGTCACAAATAAAGTATGTTAATTTGTCTTTTGACGTTCTAACTTTCTCCGCTCCTATGTGCTTAACACGAATTAAATCATTGTTTGAGTTAAACACAAGTCTAAAATAAACACGGTTGTGTAAAATGTCGTCTTTTGTTATCTTATCCAGCAACTGTTCTAAGTCTACTTTTTTTTCAAAAGCGTAAACTTCCATCTTTTCAACTGCTGTAACGCTTGAATCCGTCTTAATTTCATAACCCCCGCCAATTGTAGCGTTGGTTTTAAAGTCAACTATCGCACCATGTAAAGGAGACGTGTAGTAAAGTTGGTTAATTAATTGCGGGTAAAAGTTATCAGCACCGAAACGGATATATCCGCTAACCTGTTGACGTGCATTAACGTAAGGTAGTGACAAATTGCCCTCGCCTACTTTCATAAATGGACTTGAAAACGATTGATAGTTGTTACTTTCAACGCTTACGCTTTCGCTTTTTCCAATGTTAAAACCTAAAAATTTCATTCGTAAATTGAGTTAGTTAAGACACCATCGACAACCATTCTGCCCTCTTCAATTTCATGCAATCCCTCAACTGGGTTTGGTAAACTAAGATTTGGAACTGTTGCACTTTCATATACTTTGTAGCTGTATTGACCTATTACAAAAGTCACATCAACTCCTTCAGCTAATTCAAATTTATTGTATCGTGGTTTTGAAGTCGACAAGTCAGGCGCATAGAAATAGATAGGCTCTGTCGCTGTGTTAAAATCGTTTTCAAACTCGAATACATAATAAGGATTAGATAGTGTTGAGCTTTCTGTAAGCGTCAAAACAATTGTGTTAAGTATATCTTTTTCAATGTATATCATAACTATAATGTTAATCTTAAAAAAAAGT